AGGCCCACGTCCAGCTCCGCGTCGAGCGCCACCACGTCATCGAGTGCCCCAACGGGTGCGATAGGCACAACCGTGCCGTCGAAGAGGGTGCCGCCAAGATGGGCTGCACCGACTGCCCGCCGTTCGGGGACCCCATTCCCATCAATTCGTTGCGGGTGAGCGGCGACGGCCACGTGGCGCGCAAGGACGACGACGGCGCGTGGAACATCTGGCGGCGCGAGGGCATGGGCCGGACCGGCCCCGAGGTGGTCGTCGAAGACCAGATCCTCGAATGGCCGGTGGCGTGGATGCCCGACGACCAGCCGGTGGCCGCAGTGATCTACACCGAGGTACTGACGCGCCCGCAGATCAACAAGATGATCCGCACGCTGCGCAAGGCCCGCGATGACGCGTACGGGGCCGACGCCTAGTTGACGTAGCGCCCCACCTCGGGGTCATTGTCCGCGTGCCGGTTGCGCCAGTTGTTCGCGTCCCACCGTGGCTCGTCGCCGCTGGGCTCTTCGACTGGCGCAACCGCCCGCACATTGAACCGTTCGTCGGAGAGGTACTGCTTCCCCAACGTCGCGTAGTGGCCGCGCCAACGGGTGAGTTGGCCGGCGCTCGGCTTCTGCGGGCCAAAGGTGAGATGCCCGGCGACGAAGCCGCGCAGGATGATGCGCTTGAACGTGTTCATGCACCCTTCGTCACCCAGCCGGTTCGTCCTGCAGAACGACCGGCCCGCGATGAGCTGCGGATGCGGCTTGTCGAGGTTGTGAGCGATGCGTTCGTTCATCGCATAGTCGAACCCGACGACGTTGATCGACAGCCAATCTTCGGTGGGTATCAGCTCGACCGGCTGGTTGATCAGCTCGGCGCTGTGGTTGAAGAAATGGGTGTGCGCCATCGTGGCGTAGGCGCAGCTCTCGTGCACGTCGAGCAGGGGAATGCCGAGCTTCTCGAAGCGTTGCCACAGCTGCGGTTCCAGCGGCGTACAGGCACCGTTGTTGACGACGTTGGCCGACAGGATGGCGCGCGGATGGTTGACGATGGCGTCGACGAAGTCATCGAACCGGTGCGTCTCGAGGAACACAACGTCGTCGTCCAGCTTGATGAACACCGTGCCCTGGTACTGCGACTCGGCGTAGTGCCGGTACACGTCGTTCCAGCTGCCGCCGGGATACAGCTCGCTGCGCACCGTGATGCCGCGTCCACTGATGCTGCGAACGTAGGCGTTGTCGTGCTCCTCACGGCACAGGTTCCAGACGTGATACTCGACATCTGGGTGTTCGTCGAGGATTCGCCTGACGAACGGGAGCTGTAGCTCCATGTTGGCCTGGCGACCTGCAAAGACGAACATGATCACACGTGACATGGCTATTGCGGCCAGAGTCCCTGATCCCGCTTCCCGCAGGAGATTTCCTCGCTGAGTTCGGGAAGATCGGCGGGGTGGGGGCGGTCGTATTTCAGGTACACCTCGGCAAGGTGGCGATAACCCTCGCGCCACTGAGACAGTAGATCCTCGCCCTGCGCACCGAAGGATAGATGGCCCGCCGTGAAGCCCTTCATGACATACCGGGCGAGCAGCTGGAACGTTCCCTCGTCACCGAACATCTGACCCCACGGGTATTCGCGCACGATGTGGTTTCCGCGACGCACGTCGCGGGGTGCCATATGCCTACCTGCCAGTATTGGGGGATGCGGCGTGCCGATCGTCTCAAGGCAGTGCTTCATCACCCGGTGCGAGTAGCCAATGGCGTTGATCTCAGTCCAGTCCTCGGTACGCACCAATCGGGCGGGTTGGTCCAAGATCTCGGTGGCATTCTCGAAGAGGTAGGTGTGCGCGATGTCGGCGTACTTCTGACTCCTGAAGACGTCATCGACTGGGATGTCGAGGGCGAGGAACTGGCTCCATAGCATCGGGTGGGTCCGGGTGCAGCAGCAGTTGTTGATGGTGTCCGCGATGATCACGGCATCCGGGTAGGCGGTGATGGCGGCGGCAAACTGCGCAAACCGTGCGGTTTCCAAAAAGCAGATGTCGTCATCGATCTTGATGAACTGACAATCCTCGTAGTCAGGCTTCGCGTAGTGCGTGTACGCCGCGTTGTGCTCGTTCGCGCCAAACTGCCTGACCTGGGCATCTACCTCGGTAGGGGTTGGCGATGCAAAGCCAGCGCCCTCGCCGTTCCACACCGTGATTCGATCACCGTCGATGGTCTTGACGTACTCGCGGTCCGCGTCATTGCGGGCGAAGTTCCACAGGTGGTACTCGGCGTCAGGGTTTTCCGCGAGGATGCGCTGCACCAGCGGAACCTGCAGCTCGAGGTTGGGTCGTCGACCGGCGAACGTAAAGACGATCGTCTTCATGGCTGCATGTCCGGCCTGCGAATGAGCCACGACGAATCGTTGAACACCTTGACGTTGCCCTTTCCAAAGAGGTGATCCACCGCCGGGATCACTCGGTTGGCCTCGCCATCGCCCAGTACGTAGTCGTGGCCTGCCATCCAGCCGCCCTTGCTGACGAGTGGCCACGAGGCGCGAACGTCGTCAATGACCGGCTGCTCCTCGTGCACGGCGTCGACGTAGACCAGATCGAAGTAGCCGGTGTACTTCTCCGCCATGGCGACCTGGGCGTTCGGGCTGTAGTCGCGGATGACCGTGAGATTCGGATACCCACCGTTGCGGTCAAGGAACTGCTGGCTACGTCCGGCCCGCATGTTCATGAAGTCGGTCTTGGCGTCATCGCCCTCGATGTGGTCGAACTCGAAACTAATGTCGGGGAAGTCATCCCATGGATCGACCACGACGACTTCCTCGCACAACAGCAGGAATACCTCAGTGGAGACGCCACGGTCACCGCCAAGTTCGAGCACTCGGCGCGGTCGAACCTCTTGAACGAGGTCTATCAGGCCGCCGGTCGTGTCCACTGGATTGCCTAGGTCGTCACCGCAGCGCGGTGTCCTACGAAGCTCTTCGAGGCGCTCCTCGACTGTCACATCCACTGGTAGCTCACTTCCCATCGGTCAGCATCTCCTTGATTCCATCCGTGAACGAAACTTGGGCCGCCCAGCCCAGCAGGTCGTGCGCTCGCTGCACGTCAGCCTGGGTGGATTGCAGGTCGATGCGCCGGGGTGGCAGGTAGGTCTGGCTTGGGGAGATGAGGTTGGCCAGCTCCTGAACCGTATGCACCTTGCCGGTGCCCACGTTGATCGCCAGTCCGTCAGTGTGAGCACCCAGCGCGGCGACGTTGGCCCCCGCCACGTCGGTGACGTGAACGAAGTCGCGGGACTGGGTGCCATCGCCCTCGATGGTCAACGGCTCACCGGCTAGGTACTGACGCAGGAAAACTCCTGTCACCAGCGCATACGGTCCAGTTGTTGGCTGGCCGGGTCCGTACACCTGAAAGTAGCGCAGCACGGTGGCCTTGATGCCGAACGTCACCGCGAACGAGCGCACCAGCAACTCACCGGCCAGCTTGGTGGCCGAGTACGGAGACTGCACGTCAGGCAGGTCCGACTCGCGCTGCGGCACCGGCCTTCCCCCGTAGGCGGTAGAGGAACCGGCGTAGACCAGCTTCAGGTGCGGGTTCGCGGCCACCGCCGTCAACACGTTCACGGTCCCGCCAACATTCGTGGCAGCCGAGTCCACTACCTTGCTCGGATCGGCCAGGCTCGGCAGCACCCGACTGTCGGCGGCCAGGTGGACCACGCCACGTCGGACTCGGCCGACTAGGTCGGTAACCAGGCCAGCACTGCGCACGTCACCCTCTATGAACGGCACGCCCAGGTCGGCGTATTCGCTCAGTGACAGGTTGTCCAGGCACACGATCTCGTCGTCGGGATACCGGGCTCTCAGTGCGGCAATCGTGTGCCGACCGATGAATCCCATGCCGCCCGTAACCAGGATGTCGTACATGCGCGGAGCCTAACAGCGCGCTGGAAGAATGGTCGGTATGCACGCCACGTCGAGGTTGGTCATCGGACCATCCGCTTTCGCCAGTCGTCCTGCAGCGCGCCGCCGCCGGTCAGCCATCGAATCTCCTCGGGGTTGCGGGCCCGTTGGTACATGGCCAGCCTCTTGCCATTGCGCTCCTGCGCCCGTGCATCCTCTGGCCTGATGTGCGCGCCACTGGTGAGACCTGGGTCGAACTCCAGGTGGTACAGGTGATGGGCCTGGCCTCCGACGAACCGCGTAGAACTACCGGTCATCTCAAAGGCGATCTTCATGGCCGTGTCGTCGTGGCCGTGCCCCTCAAACGCCTCGTCCCATTGGCCGGCGCTCCGCAACGTCTGACGGCTGATGACGCACGCCGACCCATGATTGATGGTGCTGGCCCAGGTGTCATGGATGGCCTCACCCTCGAACATCCGATAGTCCGCGCCGCCACGCACCAGGTGACTGTCCATGTTGCCGAGCTTGTGCTGGAACGAGAACGGCACGATCAACCCGGGCGTCACGGCCCATTCGATGGCCGACTGCAGCTGCGCGTACGGCAGGACTGTGTCGGACTCGATGTAGCAGAGCACGTTGGCATCGGTCAGGGCAGTGCCACGGTTGTACGCGCGACTGCGGTTGAAGTGATCATTGCCGCTGCCACCATCGTCGACGATGTACACCGGCCAGTTCGACTTGCCCCAGTAGGCGGCGACGTAATCGAGGTTCCACTGGCGCAGCGGGTCGACACCGCGATCCCGAAAGGCGATGATGATCGCCGCGTCTGTCACATGGCGGAGTATTCCACGGGGCTAACCTTGAGCCATGGAAGAGAAGGCTGACACACGCAACCCGAAGCGCCCCGTTCGCGAGCAGCTCGAGAACAAGGCCCTCAAGAAGCATTCCGACGACCCCCGCATGGAGACTGCCGCATATCCGGCCGGTACCGCGCCGCGCCAGTAGTTCAGCGTGGCGCTACCCTGATCCGCGGTCACTGGGTCACAATGGGCGGCATGGCTGCTGTCACACTGAATCCGTACCCCGCCGTCACGCCGCTGGTGCTGCCGTGCACGATCCTCCAGCTCCGTAACTGGGTGAAGGAAGCTGACAAGCTTCTACTGGGCGACAACGTATCCGTCATCACTGCCACGGCCACGGCCGTGTCGGTGACGGGCTAGTGGACGACCACACACTTCTGATCATCAATCTGGTGGTCAGCGTGGTCGTCCTTCTGTTGCTGCTCATCCCCTTCGCGCGGCGGCCGTAGTGGCCTCTCAGCAAGAGCTGGACAACTGGTACGAGTACCACCCGCCCACCCCACAGCAGGGCGACGCGTACATGGCCATCCGTGCCAAGGCCAGGGAGCTGGCCGAGCTGTTCAACGACGCCGCCCCGTCGAGTGCCGACGCCACCGCCGCACACCGCAAGCTGCGCGAGGCGGTCATGGCGATGAACCTGGCGATTGCCTGCAATACCGCCTGATGGGCTTCTGGATCATGGGTACGGCGCACCTCGGTGAGGCGCGGTGCATCTGTGGCACGAACCCCGCGGGTTGCCCGCTTCACCAGCACGTTGAGGTCGTGGCCACCCCTGATCCCATCAACGAGTACATCGTTGATCTGGTGCGGCGCAGCGTAATTCTGCGCGTGCTGCTGCCCGCGATGGTTTGATGATTGCCATGCAGGGAGACACGCTCACCCGCGAAGACGAGGACGTTGCCCTCGACACCACGCCGCCAGAGATGTTCCACTACGTCCGCAAGGGCGACATGGTTCGCAGCGCCGCCGAGGGGTCGCACGTCGTGGCGCTGTGCGGCGAGGTATTCCCGGTGACCAAGGTTCCCAAGAAGAGCAGCAACGTCTGCCCCGATTGCGAGCGCCTCTTCAAGACGATGAAGCCTTGACCGAGGTCGCCGTGGTGGTGCAATGGTGCGCGGGCTGTGATGCCGCGCTACCGCCGCCGGACCGGGACAAGCATGCGATTCAGGTCTGCCCGGTGTGCCTCTCCGAGCAGCCGCACCGGGGGCGGTGATGGTCGACCACGATCCGATCCTGCCCACCGAAACCCTGGCCAAGGCGCATGACGCCGTCGACGACATGGTGGCCAAAGTCGCGGATCTCAGCAACGCCGACAGCGTGTGGATCATGGCGATGAGTTCAGTAGAGGAGCTCACGCCCGAGCAGCAGCGCCAGAATCTGGCCCTTCTTCTGACGGTGGCACTGCAACGGCTGGCCCAAATCCAGGCGTCGAAGTGACACTCGGGCAACGCAATTCATGTGACAGGCGACACGCCGCAAACGGCAAGGTCATCGACTAGATGGCGAAATTGACGGAACCCTCAATGAGTAGGGTGACCCGTCATGTTCGCCAAAACATACATCGGGGTCACCCTACTGTCCGGAACCTTAGCCCTCGGTCTCGCCGCTACCGCGCAGGCCGAACCCAACTGGGACCATGTCGCGCAGTGCGAGAGCGGTGGTAATTGGTCCATCAACACCGGCAACGGTTACCACGGAGGTCTCCAGTTCACTCTCGGCACCTGGTACGCGAACGGCGGGACCGGCCTGCCCGAGAATTCGAGTCGAGAAGAGCAGATCCGGGTGGCCAACAACGTGCTGAGGACACAGGGCCTCGGAGCGTGGCCCGTGTGCGGCCGGAGGTAACCACCGAAGGTACTCAGCATTGCTGGGTGGCCACTGACGGCCTGCACTGCATCCACTGTGGTGATTATCCGTACAGCGTGCTGCACTGGACCACATGAACAAGCAGTGGGCCACGACCTACTTCGGTGCACACCTTCTCTGCGACGGCGTCGACATCATCCAGCGCACCATTGCCGCGCACGGCGTCTGGGAGCCGGATGTTAGCCATGTGATCGAGAAGCGGTTGCGACACGGCGATGTGTTCGTCGACGTGGGTGCCAACATCGGCTACGACTCGCTGCTGGCGGCGTCATGCGTCGGCCCCATGGGCAGCGTCGTCGCCATCGAGGCGGCACCGGCCACGTACGACCTGCTATGCAACAACATCGCGGCAAACGACTACGCCAACATCAGGCCGGTGTGGGTTGCGGTGGCCGACCGATTCGGTGAGGCAACGCTGTACGAATACGGCCCGACCAACACGGGCGCGACGACGACGATGGCCAAGCGCCGCATGTTCCGCGACGGTGATCCCGAGCGGGCGTTCCATGGGACACCGGTGGGCACCGCCACCGCTGCGCCGCTCATCGAGATCCTGTCGCCCATCGAGCGGGTACGGGCGCGCATCATCAAGATCGACGTCGAGGGCGCTGAGGGGCCCATCGTCGCGGACATCCTGAAGCACCTGGACAAATACCCCGAGAACATGGAGATCCTGGTCGAGGTAGACCCCGAGCTGTACGACTGGGACGGGCTGTTGGGCGCGCTGGTGGCCAACGACTTCGCCGCCTACCAGATCAAGAACGACTACACCGGCTACCACCAGATCAGCGACGACGTGCGACTCAAGATCCTGCTCGACGTGCCCACCGAGCAGGTTGACCTGCTCCTGACACGCCAAATGTGACACGCTTCCCCCATTGGCATGTGACAGCGGCTAACGTGACCTTCGTGATGAAGCTGACGGTGACCGTTGAAATGGGCGGGCGTACCGCGTGCGAAGTAGTCATGATCCCTGGCAATGCGCGCAAGGACTGGCGTGCTGCCATCAGCGACGTGGCGTGCCGCATCGAGTTGGGCACGTATGGACCTCCTGGGCCCGTGCCCGACATGACGGCTGAGGACCAGCCGCGGTCGTATGCCAATCACGCATTTGGCGTACAGCCCGATGCCTAGTCGCGACTACGAGCTACCGGCCCATGAGCGGGACAAGATGATCATGGAGCTGCGGCTACGCGGCTGGAGTTATCGCGCCATCGGCAAGCGCGTGGGGATGTCAGCCAACGGCGTCATGCACTCGCTGCGCCGGATGAGTGAAGGCAAGGAAGGGAGAGCCCCCCGTGGGTGATGAGCAGGACCACTTTCCGAGTGGTATCGAATGGCCGCAGGGCACGTTGACCGAGCGGCGCGCCATCTTCGTGTACGAGACCGCCAGGCAGCAGGCCGCGGCGGTCCATGCACCCATCATTCCCGAGCCGTGGTCGCACCGCGAGCACGCGTTCACCAGTCAGTTCCTCGACGTGATCGAGATGATGTGCGGCCCCAACCGCAAGTCCGATCCCCGCGAGCTGCACGACGACTGGTGGCAGAAGTACATCGACATGGGCTGGGTGCACGGCCCCGAGCGTGACCCGGTCAAGAAGACCCACCCAGACATGGTCCCGTACGACGAGCTGGGCTGGGAGGAGCGCATGAAGGACGCGGTGTTCGTCTCGCTCTGCGAGCTGGCGCGGCAGTACATCGTCGACGAGGAGCCCGCCGCAGAAGCACTCCTCGGTCCAGCTTGGTCGGCGGCCCAGTGAACGCCACCTTCATCGAGACGCAGGCGCACGCCTGGGAGGAGATTCGCGAGTGGGCGCAGGAGGCCGAGGCGCAGCCGCTCATCCCGGTGCAGCCCGGTGGCAGCTGGGATGGGCCTGGAAGCAGCGTCGAGGGCACCAAGCGGCTCGTATCGGTGCTGCCAGCGCTGCTGCGGCAGATTGGCGTCACCAGCATGCTCGACATGGCCTGCGGCGACTGGAATTGGATGCGCCTCGTCGACCTGGGCCGCATCGAGTACACCGGCTGGGATGTCGACCCCGGCCGCATCGAGCGCTGCCGAGAGCGCCTCAACACCGCTGACTTCGCGTCGCTCGATCGACCCAATGCTCAGTTCGAGCAGGTCAACGTGCTCACCGTCGACCCGGTGCTGCTGGGTGGTTGGGACCTGGTGCTGGCGCGTGACTTCTTCGCACACCTGCCCAACGACTATGTGCTCGAGATCGTGCAGAAGCTGCGCGCCCAGGAGTCGATCTACCTACTCGCGAGCACCTACCCCAACGCGACGAACGACTTCGTGTACGACCCCAGCCAGTACGCCTGGGACGGCTACATGGAGCACCCGGTCAACCTTGAGACTGAGCCGTTCCTGCTGCGCAAGGTCGACGCCATCCCCGAGGAGTACGGTCCCGGCGGCGTGCTGACCGAGTACCACGAACTGGGCCTGTTCGAGCTGGGCCCGCCATGAGCGAGATGAGCGAGCTGCCCGTCATCATATGTACGCCCAACCCGATCTTCGAGCCCCGGCAAAGCCCCTACACGCTGAGTTCGATCTTCACGCTTCGGCCAGGGCCGCCGTGGGACCGTTTGCTACGGCGAAATGCTGACCAGGGAAAATGTTCTTAACGGACGAGCAGCGAGGAGTTAGCTAGTGGCCAACGCTTACATCCAGGCGATCCTTCCGAAGATTGAGAAGTTCACTCGCCAGCAACATGTATTCAGGTGGGGCACCTTCATCTTGGTGGGCGTGCTGGGCGTACTCGAACTGTGGCAGTGGTCCTGGCTCGTCCTGGGCCTCGCCGCGTTTGCCTCAATGATCGACATCGGCCTGGCGCTCGTCGTCGGTCAGGTAAACCCGGTGGCGTCGGACCTGCAGGCCGAGGAGGCAACACGCGCGCAGCCTGCCTCCAAGCGCGCAGCTTGAACGGGTCGCACACTGGTCTCATGACCTGCACGGGGTGCAGCCACCCGTTCGAGCAGCATCGATTGGGTAAGGCAAAGAGATGTGCCACGCGGATTGCGTACGGCTGGAACGAGGAGACGAAGGCGTTTGCGGGAACCGCGCCGTGCGCTTGCTCGGGCTACACCGGATCTCTTCCTGGTCACGACTGCCCGCATGAGTACATCAGGGAGAGCGCGAAGTGCGTACATTGTCGTCACGTAATGGCAAGCGGAGGTAAGTCGGCATGATCCTGCTCGGACTGGTGCTATTGATCCTGGGACTCGTGTTCGGGATGCAGCTGCTTACGCTCGTCGGCGCGGTGCTCCTGGTCGTCGGCCTCACATTCGAGGCGCTGAGCCAGGTCGGTCGACCAGTTCGTGGTCGGCGGTGGTGGTGATGGAGCAGTACATGATCTTCCGCGACGGCAAGCCGGTATTCGTTCCCGTCGTCAGTCGGTCGATGCCCATGTATCCGGCCAAGGACTGGCGCGACGGCACGGGCCAGCCCACGTCGATGCGGCGCTTCTACTTCGAGCGCACCAATGACGTGAGTGGCACCAGCGGCATCGGCGTGGTGGCCGAGGGCGTGCAGTTCTCCGATGGGCGCGTGGCGCTGCGGTGGGTCACCGACTCAGGCCCGTCATCCACGGTCATCTACGACAGTGTCGAGGATGCCGAGACCATCCACGGCCACAACGGCGGCACGCGGGTGGTGTGGGTCGATGGCGGGTAAGCCGCAGCTCAGCCGCGAGGAGCGCGAGCGCCGTGACGGCATCATCCTGAACATGTTCCTGTCCGGGGCCACCGAGCGTGACATCGCCAAGAGCCGCAGCGTCAACCTGTCGTCCAGCCGCGTGCACCGCATCATCGTCGAGCAGCTCGAGATCGCGGGCGAGCGCTTCGGGCTCATCTCCGAGAAGGCGCTCATCGTCTACTCGGAGCGGCTGGAAATGCTGCTCAAGGCCATCTGGCCCGCCGCCATCGGAGACAAGGACCCCAAGAGCATCGAAGTGGCCCGGCGGCTGCTCGATCAGCAGGCCAAGCTGTACCAGATCAGCGACGAGCGCACAGCCATGCCCATGCCGCCGATGGGTGACAATGAGCTGAGCGACGAAGTTGCTGAATTGAGCGAGTATCGCGAGCGGCACCGCAAGCCTCCGCAGGCGCGCTAGCAAATAGTTAGGCGCGCTAATGACTGTGACGCTTGAGGAGCACCAGACCAAGGGCTCCATGCTGCCCCGTATCATGACGCCGCCGCTTGACGAGCACTGCGATGTCAACGCCCCTGGTCCACAGTGCCCGTGCGGCTGCGGTCTTCACGAGGGCACCAGTTGGGGGCCATCCTGCATCGAGTTCCTTGAGAAGCTGTGGGGGTGGAGGCTACTGCCCTGGCAACGCTTCCTGTACTTCCACGCGTTGGAGAAGCGCCGCGACGGCACCGGCTTCCGCTTTCCCACAGTGGTGGTGCTGGTCGGCCGCCAGCAGGGCAAGACGCGGTGGATCAAGGGCTTGGGTCTATGGCGACTCTTCATGAACGAGTACGGCATCGCCTCGGCGCATGGCCCGGCGGCGCGCCTGGCGGTCATCGCCGCGCAGAATCTCGACTACGCCGAGGCGATGCTGAACGAGGTGGTCAACGAGATCCGTGAGCATCGCGTCTTCTCACGCGAGTTGATCAACCATCGTGAGACCAACGGCAAGCATCGCGCCATCCTCACCAACCGGCGGCTGTGGCGCGTGGCCACCGCCTCGCGCAAGGGTGCTCGATCGCTCTCCGTCGACCTGGCCATGCTCGACGAGCTGCGTGAGCACACCAACTGGGATGCCTACAACGCCATCGCGCCGACGACCACGGTGCGCGCCTACAGCCAGGTCATCTGCACGTCGAACGCGGGCGACGCTCGTTCCGAGGTGCTGCGGTCACTGCGCGAGGCCGCGGTGCAACGCATCGTCAAGGGCGATACCGAGTCGGCCAGGGTGGGCCTGTGGGAGTGGAGCGTCCCCATGGACGTGAGCCCGCACAAGCCCGAGTACTGGTACATGGCACTTCCGGCCATGGGCAACATCGGGGACTTCACCCTCGACACGGTGATGGGCTTCTACGAGGCCATGCACACCAAGAACATGCCGGGCTTCCAGACCGAGTACCTGTGCCAGTGGGTCGACTCGATGGAGCCCGGCGTCATCCCCGCCGAGTACTGGCAGAACGGCATGGACGCGAACAGCTGCCGCGCAAGGGGAGCGCCCGTGTATGCCGCCTTGGACGTCAACTACGACCGATCTCACGCCTACGTCGCGATTGCGGCCCGCCGCGCTGACGGTTTGACCCACATCGAGGTCGTTCAGGCCGCTCGGGGCACCGATTGGGTGGTTCCCTGGCTCGCCGAGCGCAAGGACCGGTTCAAGGGCGTGGCGATCCAGAAGACCGGAGCGCCGGCCAGCGGCATGATCATCGACCTGCTGGAGGCGGGCGTCCCGGTTGTCGAGTGGGGGCCCGGTGCTGAGCTGGCCTCGGGCTGCGGCCTGTTCTATGACCAGGTCGTGCAGGACGGCATCTACCACCGGCCAAGCCTGGTGCTCGACCGCGCCGCCGCGAGCACCATTGCGCGTCGTGCCGGTGATGCGTGGATCTTCGACCGTCGCAATTCGCCGGTCGACGCCGCGCCATTGGTAGCGTGCGCAGCAGCAGTGTGGCTGATGGAGAATTACGTCGACCCACTCACGCCCAACGTCCACCAGTGGCCCGAAGAGGACATCATCGCTCAATGGGAGCGCGAAGCAGAGGAGCTATTCAATGACGATCAACCCTGAGAACGGCGTCCCGATTGGTGATCGACTGGGCACCGAGCGTCTGTACGAACAGCTTGAGCCTGGGCTGACGCTACCACCGCCAGCGCTGCCGAATCTGCAGGCAGTGCCCCCGCCGCCCCGTCCGAAGGGGAAGCGCGAGAAGCGGGCCAAGCAACCACCCGCACCCACGCCCGATAGGGCGGCACAGGCCAAATTAGCCGACCGAAATTGGCGCAACATCAGCAGTAATTGCCTTGAATTGGCCGGGATCGTTGCGATTACGGCCGGATGCGCCCTGATTGCCACGTATCTGGCGTTTATCGTCGGCGGCATCCTCGTCGTCGTGCTAGGCGTGGCTATCGGTCTTCAAGTGACAGATTGATGGGACAATCCGCCGCATGAGCTTTCTCGGCCGATTCGTCGCGCGTGGCGGCGCGGGGGCTCTCGAACAGCGCGTGCTGACCAGTTCGGCATTCGTGCCGCCCCCGTCCGTGGGCATCCTCGACGACTACGTCGGCATCCACCGTGCCATGTCGAACCTCACCGTCATGGCCTGCGTGCGCATCCTGTCGGACACCATCGCGGCGCTGCCATGGAAGGCGTACCGCCGCGACGCCAATGGCATCCCGGTCGAACTCAACCCGCAGCCCACACTGCTCAGGGCCCCGTTCCCCAAGTTCGACCTCTTCCAGTACAAGTGGATGATGGTGTCCAGCCTGGCGCTGCGCGGCAACTTCTACGGCGTGGTCACTAGCCGGGACTCGGCCTTGCGGCCCACGGCGATCTTGCCACTGCACCCCGACAGCGTCTTTCTCGAGCGACGCAACGACCTGCTGATGTGGTTCGATCCCATCTACCGCATCCTCGGTGAGCAGATCCCCAGCGAAGACATGATCCACATTCGCCGCTTCACGATGGCCGGCGAACCATACGGACTCTCGCCCGTGCGCCAGGCCGCCGTCGCCATCGGCCTCGGCCTGGCTGCCGAGGAGTACGGCTATCGCTACTTCAAGGAGTCGGCCAACCCCTCGGGCATCCTGTCGACGGATCAGGATCTGGGCGACGAGGCGGTCACCCGCCAGCAGAAGAACTGGATTGCGAGCCACGGCGGCCGCCGGATGCCCGCGGTGCTCACCGGTGGCTTCAAATGGCA